CCATCCGCTCGGCCCAGTCGGCCGAATCAATGACCACCGTCTGGTAGCCCTCCGCATCGCGATACAGCGAGTGCATCGCACCCTCTAGGGCCGCAAGCGTGCGGCACGGCACACGATCCACGTCGAGGTGCGCCGACCCGTCCTCAGTGTCGAGGAACAGCGGCTTCGGGAACCTCGAACAAAGCGTCGTTTTTCCGATGCCCTCAACGCCGTAGATCACACCACGCAGCGGCGGACGCTGCCTGCCTTTCACGATCTTCAGAGCCATCACTTCACCTCCTTGTTGAGTTGCAAAACCACCAAAACCAGAACGGCCACACCAATCACTGCGAGAGTTCCTGCCACCGCCAGGACGGCGGTCACGATGTGCGATGTCATCCGTAGACCTCCTGCATGCCGGCCGCGGCACCGTCGGCCTCCGCGTCGCCAGGGTGGGTGCCGTAGCCGAGGCCAGCCACGTAGTCGCTCGCCTCGTCGATCGCGTGGAGCATCGCCAGCCACGCCGTCGAATCGATCTCGTAGAGCCCGCCGGCCACTCGCCGGCCGTCGATCGCCACTCGCCGCGCCGCCCGCACCGCCGTGAGCAGCTTGCACCGCTCCACCGTGCTCCGCTGCCTCGCCATGTCGGCCACGCCGCCATCGACGCGGCTCGCCATCACCGCACCACGTGCATGTCTCATCGCTTCACCTCCTGTGACAAACGCCTCCGAACCTCATCACGCACGACGGGCCATTCCCGCGGTGCCGTGATTCCCAGCCGAACTTCGCCCGCCCTGATCCGCGTGATGAGCACGTGAATCGTGCCGTGCCCTGGCACCTCCACCGTGACGCCGTCGTCCAACTTGCACGCGACCAAAAGCATGTGTTTCGCTCCCGCTTCACCGACCGTGGCTGGCGGGTTGACTCCTGTTGATGCGGCTCCTATGCCGCTCCTTCCCGCCGGCGTCCGTACCAGCGGTCTCCTTTTGCTTGCGTCGGCGTGGCCGCACGATGGGCGGATCGCCATTGGTGAGCCGGGCCCGCTTCACTGCGGCCAGGCGGTCCAGAACGTCGGCGTCCTCGACGAGGAGCGATCCGAGCTTGGACCGCACCTCGCGGAGTTGCTCTTGGGCTTCGACGACCGCGTCGTAGATGGCTTCGCGATCTCCAGCGTCGATCCGCTCGTCGAGGCTCATGTCGGCCTGCTGATCGACGGGGATCGCCCGCACGCTACCGGCCGAGTTGAGAGCCCGCGTGCAGAGCCCCCACGCGATCGAGTGGACTTCGCGGATCAGCCGGTCGCGAGCATCAGCCGCGATAGATCCGCGGGCAGAGTCGTCAGGAACACCGGCGAGGCCGCACGTTCCGGCTCGAGCTTGGCCGCGTTCAGCCGCAGCCCGCTTGTCGTGAGCTGGATCAGCAGCTCGTTCGGCACCGGGGCGGGCTTCATCTGTCCGCCCCGCCGGCCGCGGTTGGCCGCGGGCCCGTTGTGATCGATCCGTTCCGCATCGCTCATGGCAGCCTCCGGTGCATGGGGCTTGCCGCGTCGCGTCCTGCTGTTTGCGTGCCACCGGCAATCCCTCGCCACGTGTCCCGTCGATCGCGGTGATCGACGTTGGGGCGAGGTTTTATCCGGTTATCAAAACTCTGTCAACATGAGTTCTGATAAACGTCAAAGATGCTAGAATCCGCTGCGTTTTTAGGATCCACCACTCCACAGGAGGTACAGACGATGAGCAACGAAGCCACAGAAACCCAAGACCGAATTCCACCGATCTTCAAGGCGGCAAGCCTGACGGTCGTCACGCCGTTCTGGCATGGATCAGTCGGCGTGGGATTCACGCTCGCAAGCGGCGAGCGGGCGTACGTCCGGCTTGAAAAGGAGGAGGCCCTGCAGCTTGCTCAGCTGATTCGAGACCACTCCGACGGATTTGTCGGCGTCGAAAGAGAGGACTTGTCTCCGCGAGTTACGGAAGAACAAGTGAATCGCAGAGTGCGGATTATGCTCGAAAGCGAAGAACTCTTTGAGCGGGCACGGGCGAAGATCGCCGCCATCAAGGCCTCTCGGTCAACTGGGCATTCGCTTCAAGCTAGCGAATGAAATTGACCGTCGCTGAGCTTCACTGCTGCGATGCTTCTTCGAGATTCACGTCGCGAGTCAGTTTGTCGATCGTGACGCCAAGGGCGTTGGACAATTTCCGCAACGTCGATAGTCGCGGGTCTTTCAGTTTGTAGAAGGCCGTGTCTGACAGCCCGGACCTGGAAGCCAACTCGTCTAGATGCAGGCCTTTCCGGCGTGCCATTTCCTTGACACGCAAAAACATAGCTGACCGCTTGTGCTTCGGTGGCCTCCCGCCCGGGTGTCTCTCGCTCACCGTAGCCATTTTCGCGGCCCTCCATGCCAATGCTTGCTTCGGTGCGATCCCGAAGCAATCGTCGAGATAGAAGTCGCCGCGATGGCCCTCCGGAAGGACCATCGCGACGACCCGAGTGGCGGGGACGCCCTTCGGGTTCACCGACCAACGGTGTCTCGGAAAAGTGTCATAACCGCCACGAACCGACCCAAAGGAGGGGGGCGGTTTGCATGGCACGGAAGCGTGAACTATCCCCTTGCAGGAGGTACACGCCATGACTCTTCAACAGTTTTTCGACCGCTACTATCGTCCGCTGAAACTGCGCGGCAAGTCGCCCGGAACGTCGCGGCTGTACGCTGCCACGATCCGAGCGTTTGCCAAGTTCCTTGAGCGAACGCCGATGTTGGCAGACCTCGAGGAAATCACCCTTGCCGGCTTCATGGATCACCGGCAATCCACGGTGTCGCCGTACACGGCCGAGAAAGAGCGATCGCAGCTTATGGCCATGGCCCGGCTGGCGAATGACAGGCGGATGATTCCTTCGCTCCCGTCGTGCGAGCCTTCGCCGTTGCCAGACCGCGTACCGGTCGCATGGTCGGCAGACGAGCTGCGGCGAGCGTTCAAGGCAGCAGCTGCTGCCAGCGGCTACGTCGGCCTTGTGCCGGCAGGGGAGTATTTCCCAGCCATCATCACCGTGTGCTTCGAGACGACGGAGCGGATCGGGGCTCTGCTCGATGTCGAGCCGAAGCATTACGCACGGCCTTTCCTGACCGTGCCCGGCGAGATCAGGAAGGGAGGCAGGCGGGCCCGCGTCTACGAACTGTCGCCAGAAGCATGCGACCGGATCGAGCGGCTCCTTCGGGTCAACAAGGCCAAGATTTTCGCGTGGCCGAAAACGCGAACGTATCTGTGGGACAAGGTGAAACAAATCCTCTCCACGGCTGGGCTGGCCGGAAAGCGGATGGCATTTCAGCAGGTGAGGCGGTCGGCAATCAGCCACATGGCGAAGGCGACGAACGACGCGACCGCGGTGGCCTTCGCCGGCCACGCCCAAGCGGCCACGACTCGCAAGTGGTACATCGACCCACGCTACTTGAATCGCGGGCCTCGGCCGGCCGACATGCTCCCGCGGTTGGATGCGGGGTGATTCCGGAGTAGGATCACACCACCCCAACGAGGAGGTTGTCATGCCTGATTTTTCGTTTCTGCACGATCACGGCCAAGACGACGGAACTATCCGAATCAACACAGCCCAGAGCCGTCCACCGCCTGCGAAGAAACCCAAACCATCAAAGGCGGCCGGATGCCTGATGGCGCTGCTACTCGTCGGCGGATGCACGTACTGGCTGCAAAATCTTCCGAAGGAAACGCCGGAACAATTCGAGCAAGCCGACAACCGTTCGCTCGCCTTGGTCTGCGCTCAGTCACACATCAAAGACATGCTGAAAGCGCCAAGGTCTGCGAAGTGGCCGGGAATGTTCGACGTTCCAGACGGCCGCCAGCATGCCACGAAAATGGCCGATGGCACCTACGTCGTGAGGTCGTTTGTGGACTCACAAAACTCGTTTGGTGCCATGATCCGCACGTGGTATGTGGTGCGACTCCAGCTGCACCAATCAGGGAACGCGACCGTGATCGAAGCCGAATTGCTCGAGTAGCATTGACCCACGCTTCCGGTCGGCAATACTGGCTCGCATGAAGATCGACCCCTCCCTCTATGTCACGGTCGGCCACGCCGCGGAGCTCGCGGACGTGTCGCGGATGTGGATGCGGACTCAGGCCCAGGCGGGCCGCATTCCGGCCGTCGAGATCGATGGCATCTGGTTCGTGCTCCGCTCGGCCGCCGAGGCTTTTGAGCGGCACCCGACCGCCGGACGGCCCCGGGTGTCCGGTGGTCGAAAGCCGAAGAAGTAGCGTTTTCTCGCTGGAAAACGACCACCAAAGAAAATCCGCTCAATGCACTTGCATGGTATTGCCGAATGGATATACTGTGGGCATGACGCGGGCGAGTGACCCGCGGCCGACAAGCATGGAGACAAAACGATGACCTCATCAACAAAGACCTATGAAGTTCGCCAGCTTGGTTCCGATGTTTGGCGGGCCGCAACTGAAGCCGAGATTGCGACGGCAATCATTACCGTCAACAAGTGCTATCGGTGGCATGGCAACAGAATGACCGAGGATTGGACTTGCACGATGGGCCTTGGTCGTGATGTCCGCGAGTTTCGATGCACGGCCGCTTGACCTCCACGCCCGCCGGCACGGGGCCGGCGGGCAACACCACCCCAAAACCACGGAACCCAACCCATGACCGCCGCCGAAACCATGACCGCCCGCATCGAAGCCATGACCGACGACCAGATCCGTGATGTGATGTGCGGCCTGATGCCCGACTTCCGCCCGGAGTCCGACATCGTGTTCGACGCCTGCATGCGGGTCGCCCAGGCCCGCATGGAGTCGGCCGCGTTCCTCGCCCTCTGCGGCGAACTGGAGGCCACAGCATGACCGCCTCCGCAATCACCGCCGCCGTCTGCCGGCTGGCCTCCGGCGAGTGCCGCTGGGTCGGCCGCGAAGACATCCACGTGTACTGCCGCCGGCCGTTCGTCGAGACGATGATGCCGACAGGCCGGCTCGGCTGGCAGCCTGGGCCGGCCGCCTATTCCGTTGTCTGCCCCGATGCCGGCCTGGAGCCCGGCACGTGGGTGACCGCACGCGAGGCCGTGCGGATGATCGAGTCCGCTATGGTGAAGGAGGCCGCAGCATGACCGCAGAACTTGCACACCTCGCGTCCATCGGCTGCCGCTTCGTGCGGCTGGCCCGTGGCGAAAAACGGCCCGTCGGGGTCGCATGGCAGACAAAAGCCACCGGCGACTTGACGTATGTCAATCAGTGGCTCGCCGCCGGATCGAACGTCGGGCTCCTGCTCGGCCCGGCGTCCGGGGTGATCGACGTTGAGTTCGACGCCGAAGCCGGCCGGGAGCAGCTGTCGGCATTCGGCGTGCTCGACATCCCCACGCCCACGTGGCGGTCGTCCCGCGGCGAGCATCGACTCTTCCGCTGGGAGCCGTGGATGCCGGCCTCGGCCGTCGTGCATGTGGACGACCTCGAGGTCCGGATCGGTGGACGGGCGGCGCAGAGCGTGCTCCCGCCGTCGCGGCATCCGGACGGCAGCCGGTACGAATGGATCGTCAGCCCGTGCGAGGTTGCCGTGGCTGGATTTCCTGCTCAGTTGCTCGCGGGTGTCCCATGCCACACCTGAATTGGTCGTCGATCCTCCACGCCCTGGTCCTGATCCGGATCGGCCAGGAGCTCGGCACCGACTCCCGGCTGGCCCGGGCAATCCACGACCTGATCGAGCTCGTCGTGGCGGTCTGGCGGTAGTGGCGTTGAATCGTTGAGCATCATGTTCAACGTTGAATATCCGATGCCCAACAATCCAACACTGTTGGCCAACACTTTTGTCCGCCGGATGTCCGGCCGATGTCACGCCAAAAACGCGAAAACCACCGTGCGTCGCTGAAAAACTGGCGTGACACGTCACGCCAGTGTCACGCCAGTTGTCCGCCGGATGTCCAACACCCGGCGGGGCCTGCCGGCCGCCGCCGGGCGTTGAACTGACCGGGCCTTGATCCGCGTCAGCCCCCGGCAGTGGGCGAGAGGCGGGCCCGGTGTGTTGAATTGGTGCCGCTGCCGGGCTTCGCCCCCACCCGGCAGCGGCCGCAGCGGCGTGGATGGGGGCTCCCGCCGGCGACCCGGCCGCGTGTTTCAGCGGCTCGGGATTTGAATGGCAGCGGTCGGATTCGCACCGACGATCTCCGGCTTATGAGGCCGGCGAGAACAACTGGGCTTCTCCACGCTGCTACCGCCAGTTTATCAGTCTTCCACGCCCACTACGTGGATCTCGACCGTCGCCGGAGGCCGACGAAACGTGAGCGACACGCCCGTGCCGGTCGCAGTCGCGTTGGCCGACAGCTGCACCGAGGTGCCGTTGGTGATGCTTGCGATCGTCGCTCCCGACGGAATACCGGTTCCGGCCACCAGCATCCCCACCTCGAGGCTCGTTGTGGATGATAGGCCAGTGATCGCCTTTTGGCCGCTGGTCGTGTTGCCGTTCAACGTGTGGACCACGTCGGTGTTTGTGATTGCAACAGTCCTACTTACAGACGATGCAGCCACACCAGACACAGGCGAGTGAAGCATCAGCGTCCCGGATCGGCCGACAGGAATGTCTCCGGCGAGGCCGTCCCAGCCATCGACGGCACCGGGGCCGACGGTCAGGCTTGTGTCAGCCGATTGGTTGAACACGAGCAAATGTTTCACCGTGTCGAGAACCAGCGTGCCGGTTGCGCCCAGCACGGTTACCACCAGGGCACGAAGGTCAACGGCCTGCGATTGTCCGGCTGAGATTTCGTATGTCTTGGACCAGTAGGCATCAGCCTCGCCGGCACCCGTGCCGTCGATGAAGACGAGCTGCCGGTTTGCGTTCACCTGCACGGTGGCGTTCCCGTCCGTCAGTCGCGGGACAATTTGCACGGAGCCCTGCATGGAAAAACTCATCAAATCACCTCTCTCATTTCTTCTAGACGATCACGCCATCGCGTGTCGGCAAACCAGAGATCGAGCACGCATTCGCAGATGCCGCCGACGGTGTCGGCAAGCACCATGCCCCAGAGCGGCCCCACGCCGTGCATCGCCTCCCATCGCTCGCGGACCTGGGCCCGCACGAGAGCCATGGCGTGATCGACCGCCTTGTGGCGGCGGCCCCCGGCCCGGTCGGCGGCGTCGAGGTGCGAATGCGGCCAGTGCCAAATCACGAGCCGCGTCAGTTCGTCCATCCGCCACGCGCCCGTCGCCTCGACCCGGTGGGCGAGCCGGTAGCGGATGTGGGCTTGCAGCTGGGAGAGAGGGGCGTCTGTTTGCGTCATTTGTCGCGGCCTACCACGATCTCGAGGATCTCACGCTGGCCGGCAGCCAGCTCTTGGAGCGTCTCGGCCTGCTGCTCCTGGGTGCGGCCAAGCCCTTCGAGTGTGGCGGTGGTCTGGCGGAGGAATGCGGAGTGTGATTCGACCACCGGAACGACGACCGTGCGGTGGAGGGCCTGTGCGGCCTCGCGGAGGCCAAATAGCAGCAGGCCCAGCATCAGGCAGGGGAAACCAAATTCACGGGCCACGCGGATGCCTACGTCGATCATGTCACTTGTCCGTTGCGTCATTGCTTTTCCCACCACCGCTGAACGATGATCTCCACGATCTTTCCGATTGCCCAGAACAGGAGCATCGACAACAGTGGCGAGCCGCAGCGATCCCGGTAGACGAGACGGACGCGCTGCTCCCACCGCTCCCGCATGGCCGCGCTGTCGTGGCCGGCGAACAGCGATTCGCTGCCCTTTGGTGACTCGTCGACAGCGGTCGCCACGACGGCGTCGCACCGCTCTCGCCCGAGCAGGGACCGGCGGACGGGGTAGGCCGAAAGGGCCTGCCAGACGTGCTCCTCGAGGTCGGTCGAACTCATCGCTTGGCACACCTCCCGTCCGGGCAGTCGGTCGGCCACTTCGCACGCGAGAGGAGCGACCGGATTTCGGTGGCGTGACTGCCAATGGTGATCTCGCCATTGCTGCCAAACAGCACGGCCGCCAGCTCGCCGTCGGCGTTGAACACGGGCCCGCCGGAATCGCCCTTCCTCGCGCCGGCCCGCAGTTCGACCATGTGCATCGGGTGACGGCCGGTTGGCGCGAGGAACTGGGTCATCTTGCCGGTGACCTCTCGGTAGGCGAACGGCGGCGGGCCGTAGCCGGCGATCGTGAGGCTGTCGCCCGGGGCCGGTGGTCGTGGCGCAAGCCGCACCGGGGCGGCCTCCGTGGCAGCCGTCACGAGGGCCGCCAGGTCGAAGGCGTCGTCGCTGGCCACCACGCGGGCCGGGGCTGAGCTGCCGTCCGGCCAGCGGATGGTGATCGCGTCGCGCTGGCCACGGACGACGTGCCATGCCGTGAGCACGAGGGCCTGTCGATCGCGAACCCCGACGAGCACGCCGGAACCGCAGTCGAGGCTTGGGCCGGAGCCGCAGATGATTCGTGGCACGGCCTGGCGGGGGCCGCCGGCCACGGCAGTTGGCGGCGGAGCCGGGGGCGCAGGCGGAGCGGAGAGCACGCCAGCCCCTTCGCAGAGCGGGCACACGAACCGCACAGGCCCGCGCCCGACAACTCGATCGCCGTGGCAGTTTTCGCACGGGTTGGCCGCGGCGACCGTGGCGGCCCAGACGGCGAGCAGTGCGGCAGCCCGCCGGAGAGCACGGAAGAACGGCCGGGTGTCGGCTTTGATCGCGATCATGCTGGCTTGCTCCAGTCGTCGGGGAGGGTCATGGACGCGATCGCAAACGACCCCTTCCACGCGGAGCGGGCAGTGCGCTCCGAGTCGTAGCGGACGATGTCGTAGGAGTCTGGGTAGGCCATGAGCCGTTGATCGGGAATCCACTGGGCCCACGGCACCGCGTGGCCGTTGCGGCCCACGCTCACGACCAGGCCGTGCAGCACGAGGCACACGGCCTGCTCATAGCTCTCGGGAAAGATCACCTCGAGCGGGCGGAACTGCCTGGCGGTTTCCTCCCAGCCCTCCGGGAACCGCGACACCGACACCCACGGCCCGCCGGCCTGGTTGAGTCCGCCCTTGCCGGACGTGCCCACGATCGCATGCTTGAACTGGTAGTCGCGCGGCTGCACCGTCTCGGGGAGCATGCCGCGACGGACGGCGATTTCGAGCACGGCCCGGACGTTGGCCCCGCCCCACTTCCGCGGGTTGGCATCCGCATAGACCGACAGCGGCGAGAGCCAGACGGACCCGAAGTCTTTCGATTCCTGGTAACGGAAGTCCTTTTTCGGGCCGCCGTAGTTCACGCCGCGGGCCCGGTTGCGGGCCGCTTCCGCGTTCGCCCGGAGACTGTGGCACGTGCATTCGTGGGTCGGATTCTGGTTCGTGAACCGGTCGAGGAAGTTCATACCCCACGATCCGGCCGCGTCGTTCTCACGGGCCTTGGCGACCCAGTCGCGCGGCTCGATCCAGAGCGACTCCGGGAACTCGCGCGAGGCGTCCCCGCATGCGTCGCGGAGAGCGTCGGTCGTGTCCTCCGCGGCCAGCTCGGCCGGGTAGCCGTCGTGCTCGTGCGGAAAGAAGTCGATCAGGGAGGGGTCAATCACGGCACGGCCTCCATCACCGCGGCTTCGCTCGCCGGGGCCGGCGTCACGCGGATCACCTGCCCGCCAGCCAGGGCCACGACCGCGGGCAGCCCGGCCTTGCGGGCCGCCTCCAGGGCGAGCCGATACTGCGTCGGAATCTCTCCGTCGCCGTTGGTCGTGTCGTCCTCGAGGAGCGTGGCCACGATCTTCCGTTCACGGTTCAGCCGGTTGACCGCCACGGTCACGTAGGCCGGGATCGCGTGGTCGTCCTTTTCGTAGACGTACACAGCGGCGGTTGCCGGCCCGGCTGTCTGCTGAGTCGTGGCGCGGCAGCCCTCCACACGCGGCAGAGTGAGCAGCAGCAGGCCAGCGACGATGAAGGCGAACGGCCTCACGGCTTCGGTGCCTCCGGCTTCAGCAGCTCGTCGAGGAGCTGCTGGCACACGGCCACGGCCTGCGTCTTCCCGGCGTCGCGGAGCCGGGCCGCGAGGTCGATCACGAGCCGAAGGTCGTCCACCGGGGCCCGCTCGCGGCGGCGGCCGAGCAGTCCGCGGATCCACTGGCCGCCCTTGGTGGCGAGCAGGATCAGGCCGTAGCCGACGCATGCCGCGGCGAGGGCGTATTGGGCTATCGTCAAGTAGTTCACGGCGTCTTCTCCAGATCGGCGGCGAGGGCGACGAACCAGCGGACGAGGGCCGCGCCCTCCGCGGTCTTCAGGATGGCGGCCACGTGGCCGGCCAATTCGTCATCGACCCGGCTTTCGGTCTTCGACGCCAGCCATTCGAGGGCGTCGCCGATGATGACGTTTCGCTTGCCGGCGTCGGTCTCGGCAGAGAACCGCCGGGCGTAGCCGAGCAGGGGAGCCCACTCGGCGAGGAGCCGGATGTTTTCGATCGCCTGGAGCGGCATGTCAGGCGGTCCTCACGAGCGGTAGCACTTGCTCCACGGCACCGCTCGCGATTGCGAGAACGAGCGAACGGACGGCCGGGCGGGCGAGCACCCAGAGCGGGTACACGGCCGACGGCACGGCCTTATCGGCGACGAGGTCGAACAGGCTGCCGGCCGCCTCGAGCACGATCGCCTTCTTCTCGGCCCCGGTGAGCCCGCTCACGTGGTCGAGCGTTTCGCAGCTCACCCGCAGCAGCGCCACGAGCAGCTCGCCGAACTCACGCCACGACAGGCCGTCGGCGGCGGCCGCCTTCGCGGATTGCAGGAACGCGGAGACACGCTGGGCGATGTCGGTGTAGTGGCTGGCGGCGGCGAGCGGCGGGTTTGCGATCGATCCTGTGGTCATTTGATGAGCCCTTGTTCCCAGAGTTTCTTTGCCGTGTCGACGTTGCAGCCCAGTTCGTAAGCGAGCACCTCGAAGAAGGTGACCGTGGGCTTCGGCCGGCTCGTGATGCACCCGATGCCGACCGACTTCTTTGGCTGGTAGTGAACGTGCTCGCCGCCTTCGCCCGGGGGCGCGAGAGCCTCCCGGCCGTGAGCCGTGTGGCGGAACATCGACTCGTTGATTCGGGCCCGTGAGATCACGTCGGCTCTCCTACCACCATTGTACGTTTGTCCACGTTTGCCCATGGTTGCAGTGCTCCCCGTCGTCGCGGGCCTGGAGTAGGCCGCCTAGAGTTCCGGCCCCCACGCCTCGAGCACGACCTTGCGCAGATCGTCGAGCGTGCCGTCGTTGTCGATCACGCGGTCCCAGATTGCCTGCATGATGCCGTGCTCGCTCGCGTGCTCCGCAGGCCCTTCGACCCCTGGCCGCAGCACATGCCACACGCTCCCTCCGCGGTCCTGGCGGATGTAGTCGGCCTCGTTTTCAAACCGTACGTCGGCCACGGCAATCGTCGTGATGCCGGACTCGATCAGCTTCGTGATCCGCCGATCGAGGAGCCTGATCCAGATGTCGTCGCACACGTGCCCGCGACCCCATTCCGTGCCGAGAGTCTGGAGCAGCTGCCGCACGCTCTTGCCAACCCACGGGATCGGCGACTCCTTGAACTTCCGCTGCCGAAGAATCGCCTCCGGAATGTCGAGCATGGTCGAGAGCATGGCGTAGAGCGGATCGGCCAAGCCGATCACGAACGCTCCAGGGATCATGGACGCGACCGCGTTTTTCCCGGCCCCGGCCCGGCCGGTGATTCCGATGACCGTGGCCTCCACGCCGGCGTCGGCCGACCAGACCAGCTCGGCCGTCTCCGCGGCGGCCTCCGGCTCGCGGGCCATCTGCCGCGTGCGGTCGGCCTTCTCGCGGATCCCGGCCCAGGCGGCGGCGAGTTGCCCTTCTGGCATTGTCGCGCCGAGCAGGAACGGCTCAGGCTCGCGGACCTCGACGGGCTGGACCGGCGTCAGTTCGATGCCTGCGATCGAGTCGAGAAACGCTTGCGGCACGTCGGGCAGGATGGCCGCAGCCTGGGCGGCATCCTTTGCAGCCGTAGCCGCCATCCGGGCCGCGACGGCCTCCCGGAGCGTGCGGTTGATTTCGTCCATGTTGCTCATCGCGTCGTCATCCTCGGGCCGGCCACGTGCATCGACGCCAGCCCGCCGGCCGTGTCGTAGAGAAACAGTTCCATCGCCTGCCGCGGGCCGATGTAGCCCTCGCTCGCGTGCCAATCGTCTGCCGGGCAGATGGCCGGGGCCGTCCGCACGATCACGCCGTCGATCGTGTCGATCGGCCGCGTGACCTCTGCGGCCTGGTGGTGGAGGTGGGCGGTGTGCCATTCGCGATATGGGCACTTAGACCACCGGTCGGCGGCCTCGATCGCCATAAGCTGCGGCAGCTTCTTGCGGGCCTTCGTGTGGCCGTGGGTAAAGCCCAAAAGATTTCGGCCGTGGGTCAGGTACTTCCGCGGCGTGAATTCCCCCTCGACCCGCACCCGCTTATCGTTTCGGAACCGCTCGGCGAGGATGCGCTGAAAGGCGAACGTCATCGCTTCGTCGTGATTGCCGGCGACGACCAGCGTGTCGCACTGGGCCACGCCGGAAGCCGCATCGACCAGGGCGAGCATCGCGTCGGTGCCGGTGCCGAGCATCTTCGGCAGCCGTCCGTCTCGTTCCAGCGGCGTGCCGCCCGTGGTGGTGCCGTGCGGCGAATCGTAATGGAAGACATCGCCAAGCATTGCCACCGTGATCCGCTCCGGGGCATGCACGGCCGCGACCTCGAGCAGTTGTTCCGATGCCTCGCGCACGAGCCGCGCCGCGATGTCGAGGTCGTAGTCTGCCCCGGCCGTCCGCCGCCAGGCATACTTGCCGAAGTGGGGGTCGGCCACGATGAGCACTGCCCAGCCGTCGGCATGCTTCTCTCGTTTGGCCTTTGGGCGAATTGGCTGGCGAATCTCACCCTTCGCCGCCTGAATCATCGCCTCGACGCATTCCCGAACGGTCGGCCCAGGCCGCGGCTTCAGCCGCACGAACACGCGGTGCAGCTCGGTCACCACCGGCTCGCCAGTGGCCTTGTCCGCCGTCAGACCCTCCCACTTCGTAGCCTCGCTCGTCGCCACCTCAAACTTGGTGAGGTCGGCTTCGATGTGCCTCAGGAGGTCGTCGACTGTGCGGATCCGCGTGGACACACTGCGGGCCTCACGGCAGCCGCCTTCGGTGTCCTTCGTGTTGACCTCTTCGATCGTGATGTCACCGGCCGCCACCGCGGCCTTGGCAACTACGCTTTTCGTCGGAGCCAATTCTGCACCCCCTGTCGCTGCACGGTCGCAATACCCAGTTCCTTCAGCGTCTTTGCGATCGCATCCGCCGCCGGAGCCAGCCGCGTGCCGAGCTTGCCGGCCTTCCATGCGGCTTCGAGCTCGTCGAGCGTCGGCTGGTGTTTGGGATCGATCCGGTGCCACCATCCGAGCAGCCGCGGGCCCGGCAGATGTGCGAGGACCATTTCGACGGCGTTCGGCTTTCCCATCGCTCCTCCGCAGGTGGGGGTGTCGCATGACAGACTGCCACACCTGAAAACGTGGTCAATGCCGGAATCAGTCTTTTGCCTTCGCCCCGGCCCTGCGGCAGGCGAGCAGCACCAGTTGCGTCGCCCCGAAGTCAGTCCACGGCAGCCGCGTGCGGCCGTCTGACCACCGCTTGGCGTGCTCCGTCCGCATGACGCCGAGTATTTCCGCTAGGCCCGCCTCAGACTCGCACCAGTCGGGGCCAAGGGCGTTCATTCGCGACGCCATCGACTTGCACCCGCATCCAGCGTCGGCCTCGATGCCAAGCCAATCTCGGAGGATGGCGGCAAGTTCGTCGCCTGGGAGTGGCCTGCGAGTCGGCTTTTCCCTGGCAGCGCCATAGCCTTGGCTCATCCGGCATACGGCAACAGGCGGCCTTTCGGACTGAAGCCGCACTCGCCTGCCGCACACGCCGCAAAGCCACGCATCATCATCGCGGCGAAAGTCGCATGGCGTTATGACGGAGCGATCGTGCATTTGATTGGCCCGTTTCCAAAGTCGAAAAACGTGACATCCCAGCGCGGCGCGTTTCCGTAGAAGGTCGGCACCTGCACGATGGTGTGGCACCACTCGGCCCCTTCAAGGCCGTCTCCATAAGCGTCGCCGTGAGGCGACGACCCACCCCACGCCATGCTGTAGTCCTTTGACAGCAGTTCGCTTGGGCATGGATTGAGCGAGACGCGGTTTTGATACGGCTCTCTTTTGTCCCAGAAATGACCGCAATCGAGAGGGTCTTGTGGGTCTGGCGTTGGTGGCGTCTCGTTGCCAGTCAGCGTCGCAAGATGCCCGACAGGCGAGTTGATTGTCAGCCCCCACCCGGTGCCAGACGTTTTGTAATCGGACCCCGGCTGCGTAACAGAGATTGACGTAACCTGCCCGAACGTCGGCGAGCCGACTTCGCCATCTACGGTCGCGGTCGCCTCCGCTCCAGAGCCTACGAGGCTGATAATAAACACGGCCGGCTCGTCAACATCAGCCGTGCCAGTCGATTCAGACAGGTAATACGACCCTGGCTCCCAGACCGTCACCGACTCAATAATTCCAGTCGATTTGTAGTATTCGCCGCCGCCGCCATACCACGGGAAATTGACCGACGAAATCACCCCAGTATCGCGGTAATACGAACCACCCTGCGAAATGCCAATTCCAGTGATGGCCCCGCTGCCATCGACCGACGAGACGTAGAGGTACGAGCCAGACGCCTCAATGTCGCCCGTGGAGATAAGCACCTGATCCCACTGGCTGTATCCGCTGCCGCCGTTGGTGATGGCGACCGACGACACCGTCCACGAGTCGCCAGACGCCGACAGCGACGGGGCCAGCACCGCACCGCTTCCGCTGCTGTACGGCAGGCTTGCGGTTACGTCCGGTTGGCTTCGCACAGTACTGATCGTGGCCGACGCGCCGTAGACCTCCGTACCGTCAGTCACGGTGAACGTGACGTTTGTGCCGTCTGTATAGCCAGTGCCACCGTTGGTTACAGTGACCGACGACACGCTCCAAATATCGAGGCCGTTCCAGTCCGTTGATTGCCCGAGCGTGACGGAAAGACTAGCCCCCGAACCGCCAGAAACAGACGCCTTTACCGTTGGCTCGACTCGCCCGGTCACGATATAGGCCGATGCCGGATAGTCCGTTGTCGCCCCTTCTTCTGGCGTGAACACGACCGCTTCGTTTCCGGCGTATCCGGTGCCGCCATTTTTGACGGCTACGGACTTCACGCCCCACGTCGCCGACTCGCCGGTGCCGCTCTGCGTCAGCGTGGCCGTCAGCGCGGCCCCGCTGCCAGTGCCACCAGACAACGTGACGGTCATGTCTGGCTCTGTCCGCGTGAAGATTTCGCGGGCGTAGCCTTCGCCTGGATTCGTGATCGTGATTCCAGTTATGCCGCCCTCGCCGTCAACTGACGTAACCTCGGCCGTTGCTGCGAATCCAGCATTTGTCGGCGCGGCAATGTTTACGGTGGTTGCAAGGCCGACCGGCACTATTGAAACACTGACCGGAACGTCCAGCCCGCCGCCGCAACTGACTGATGTGAAATTCCCCGAGAAGCCGGACTCGCTAGGCGGCAACGGCATAAAGCCCGTGTATTCAATTCCGCAGCCTTCCAGGCGGTCGAGGACTACCGTGCAGTCCTGCTGAACAAGGCTGCCGCTCCATCCGCTTATGCCAGACAACGTGCCGCCGCCACGAAGCAGCATCGTGTAGGTCTTTCCGCATTGGTCGCAAAATGGACTGTAAGGAACGAAATTCGGCCACTGCTGGCCGTCTCTCTCGTAAGTGCCTCCAGCCGGGTCTGGACACGGCTGCATTCCAACGACGCCGCTATTACGCGACCCCCAGACGTAGATATCCCCCATGCCGGACAGCGTTAGGGTTATCTGTTCTGGCAAGTCGCACCCACTTTGCGACGACTCCCCGCACTCCCCTTCGGCAATCGTCACCGTGCCATTCGTCATGCACGAGTATTGTCCCGAGAAGTGTTCGGCGTCGAACGTCAGGTCGGTGCAAGGGATTGGGTTGCCCTCGTCGTCAAGCGATGGCCGCGATCCCGACAGCAAGGTTGTTGCCGCATTGTTCGCCGCCCTCCGCACGACTGTCATCGTGTGATTCGTCGCACCAAGGCTCAACGACATCTGAAGCGTGCCGCCGTAGTTGTCTGGGCAGACTGAACACACGCGATCGCTGACATACTCGCAGGCGTTCTGCCCGAATATCTGACCGCCATCCACAAGCTTAACCGCCGTGATGACACCCGGCTTGTAGTAGCGGCCAGCGGTGAGAAGCTCGACGGCAGTTGGACGCCCATTCGTGTCGTAATACTCGCCACCGTCAGTGATCGTGAACGATGTGATAGCTCCGCTTTCATTCACGGCTATCGTTGCCGTCGCTGCCCGTACCGTGGTCGCAGTGGTTCCGGTCATGTAAAACGAGACGGTGTCAGACGCGGTGAAGTCGCTGGGGAACCACCACCCAATCCCGACAGACGAGACAGACCACACCTCGCGTCCGTTCGCGTCGGTTCCTTGCGTGCGGCCCACAACCAGCCCGCCGTCGAACGCGCCACCGCCAGCGCGATTTATGCGGACGCCGAATGTCGGGGCGGCGCGGTTGATCTGCGTGATCCGCACCGTGGCGGCTTCCTGAACAACCACGCCCGGCTCGGGTACATAACTAAATGTCGATGGTATGTAGACAATCGCTGGCGTCAGCGTGACGGTGGCCCCTTCTGTGTACCCAGACCCTCCAATCGCCGATCCGATGCTTGCAACCCGCCAGTACGGGTTGCCGTCTTCTGCGGCCTGTTGCTCATACGTTACCGGGACGCTGGCAACACTCATGCCTGAAGGCACTACAGCCGGCGTCATCCGCAGCGAAGTCGCCGCCGGCTGCGTCGTGGCAATCGTGATCGTCGCCTCTGGCTGTTCTGTGATGCAGCCATTTGACGAAAACACGACCTTGTCGCCGATGGAGTAGTTCGCCCCGCCGTTGGTGAGCTTGATTCCTGTCACGGCGTAGCTGCCGTCCGTCGCGCTACGGGCCGTTGTGACCGAGAACGTCGCTCCCGATCCGGTCGCTGATGGCACCGACGCCGTTACCGACAGTGTCGGGTCTGGCGGCCGCTTCAACTGGAACGTCACGTTGTCAAGGAACGAGCACTCGTTGCAGTTCTCGGTGCCGTGGGCGAAACCCGAGAACGTTGCCGTGAGGCAGAGCGGAGCGCAGCGGGGGCATGGCTGGCATGGCGGCTCGCCACCGCCGCAGCATCCGCATGGCGTGCCGGGTAGGAACATCTCAGCACTCCGCAGCGACGAGCATCCACGTCGTTTCGACAAGGGTGCACATCACAAACCGCGTACCCGCTTCCGCCGGTGCAGCCAGGGTTGCAAACTGGTTCAACGCCGAAAATGTCTGCGACGGCGTGTATTCGCTCCCGTCTGGGTACAGTCGCGTCACGGTTGCCACGGCACCTTTATTCCAGGCCGACGACACTTCTCCAAATCTCGCCCCTCCATCGCCAAGCATTACCAGCGACCAATCCGAACCTTTCCAGATCACGGACTTGATCGCAAGGGACTCAAGGTCTTCGTCGCGGACCTGAACAACCCCAGCAACGGCAACTCGCCCGATGCCGTTGGCCGCGATTGGCTCAATCGCCACGCAAAACGCAGTTGTTGAAGAAGTCGGGTTGTCGATTGTGGCAATCGGCACCTCTTGAAATTGAACCGTCTCGGCATCGCTGTCTGTGTTCGTTGGAACGACGGCCATGCCGGTGATTGCCTTCACGCCCCATCGCGGTACTGCCGCCGCGCTGCTTGCGTATATCCACGAATACGGAGCGTGTGGTCCGGAAGGTATTCCACTGCCGCCAAATCCAGCGTTTACCCGCAGCAGGCGATTCAGTCCGTTCACCTGCTCGGCGGCTAGCCGAAGCCGCTGCCCTGGCAGAACGTTGTGACGTGGGTCAGATGCCATCAGTCACCACCTCACGCGATGTTGCCGCCGCCGGCCGGAGCCTGCTGACCTTGGACGCCAGCCCTGGCCCTGCCGACCTTCTTGGCAGGGTCTGCAATTAGCAACCCTTCGGCAAACCAGTTCTTTTTCTCAAAGACTTTGTTTTTGTAGACGTACTTTGGCCGTCGAATGAGCGTGCTGCCGCTCACCGCGTCTTCGTATTTGATCCAGATGTATTCCCAGCCTTCCTTTGGGATGGTGTAGCCAATGCCAGGCGTATACCACTCTGCGTTTGGTGCCATCTGGTTTGGTCGGCACTCAAACTCAAACGTCACCGGGGCATACGGCTGGTCTCCCTGCCATTGGCAGCGGCCTCCCATGAATAGTGATTCCCCGGGCTCAAACACTCGAAACTTCGCGTTGTTCACGGTGCCAGTGAGCTTGTGAACGGCTCCCACGAATGCGTCAGACAGTGCAATAGACGCCGGCAAAATCCACGTTTCCGAATACCGCATGCTGGGGCGCACGACGTCGATGCCTTCGACGGCGTTACCAGACACGTTGATAGCGCCCTCCATGGTTGGTGTTTCCGGATCCTCCGGATACTTCGTCTCCTCGAGGGCCTGATAGATCCGTTCCGTATGGCCTGTCGTGTCCCACGCGATTCCACCTGGCTGCGGTTTTTCAATTCCTCCGCCGCCGCCGCCGCCACCACCGCCGCTGTCGTTGTTGTCAAACTTCGGAACCAGCGTCTGGTAGGTCGCCGTGCAGTCGAAGTAGCGGTTTCCGACGCCGGCCACGTCGAGCCGCTTCCGCACCCAGAAAATTCCGGCTCCGTCGCTCAGCACGTATGGCGGTGCGTAGAGGCTGATTTGAGTGACGCAGTCGTTGAAGCCAAAGCATCGCCCGATGAGGTATCGCCGCTTCACCTCGAGGGTTTCGCCAGACTCCATCTCGTTGGTGACGGAGCCGGACATTGAATCCTGAAGCTCGTAGCAAACTTCCACGCTCATGCAAACGTTTCCCCGGTGCGAGCCGTGTTGTTGGCGATGACCTTCAGGATTTGTCCGTTGGCGACGGTCGCGGCCGTTCCTTGCGCGACTGCCTGCACAACTGCATTGAGTCCGTCGCTCGTGACTTGGCTGAGCCTTCGCAGTTCCTCAAACACCTGCATGCCTGCCTGCACGCCGCCGGCCTGTCGTTCGATTGCTGGTGCCGATGCGCCTGCCGCAACAGAGCCGCCAGTTGCCGGTCCTACGGCAGGCAGGGCGGTCCTCACGGCCCCCATGGCAGTTGCCGCCGGCGAGCCTGCCACCGCCCCCATGGCAAGTTGCTGCTGTAAGGCGGCTATCTGGGCCTCGATCTCCGCCGTGTCTGGCATCACGCCGGGAGCCGTCCGGCGGGCGGGGTCGAGGGCGTCTGGGTTTGGCATCGCGTCCAGGGCCCCGCCGGCGGCCTTGGCCCGCAAGGCGGCGATCTGGGCCTCGATCTCGTCGCGGTTGGCCAACTGCTGCACCATCTGGGCGGTGTTCTCGGCCGTGGCCTTAGACGAGTCTTCGAGCGTGTTCAGTTCCGGCCCGATGCCGAGGCCCTCGCCGGAGCCGAACGTGCCGACCGATCGACTTCCGCCAGCCGCCCCAGCCTTGTCATCAGCGGTGGCACCCACTGGCATCACGCCACGATCCACCGCAGCCGCTGCGGCGGCACCACCGGCAGCTGTGGCCTCAATGCTTCCCCGCACCACACCGTTGGCCCGGTCGCGAGCGCGGTCCGCGTCTTTCTGCATTTCTGCGATCGTGTCGAGCCAACCTTGTGCGTTCTTATCGTCGGCAGCCTGCCGCTTCCCGGCAGCCGCCCCACGAGCCGCGTCTCGGTCTGCCGCGCGGGCGTCTGCCGTCGGGGCCCGCTCGCGGGCACGGGCCACCTCGGCATCGACCTCCTTCAATGCCCGGCGCAGCCCGTTGATGGCGAAGTTCCAATCGAAAGCCGCCTGGAAGTAGAGCCCGAGCTTTTGGAAGCCGCTCTGGAGCGTGAGAATGTCGGCCCCAAAAAGGCCCATGAACCGGTCGAGTCCATCGGCCAGCTTGTCGCCGATGAATGCCGCGGCATTCGTGACGAGCGTGCGGATGTCTCGGAATGCCATGTCCCATCCGGCGACGATCCTCGTCAGCACGATGTTCATGTTGGCCTGGAGCAGACCAAACGCGGCCCCAAAGTCGAGCCTCGACAGGGCCGCTCCGATCGCGTCGGTCTCGCGGCGAAACGTCGGGCTCAACTGACGGCCAATCACGATCGCCGCCGTGACGCCCGAGGCAAACACCGCGGCGGCGAGTCCAGCGGGTGTGAACAGGGCCGGGAGCAGCCGCACGCCGGCGGCGATCAGGCTGGCTCCCTTGCTCATCACTTGCAGGCCAATGCCTCCGACGATGGCCGCGGCCCCGAGCCCCAGCATGCCGCCGGCGACCGCGGCAACCGTGGCGACGAGCTGCGGGTTCCGCTCGATGAACATCGTGACAACTTGCAGCATCCGGCCGAGGCCGTTGACAGTGGCCGTTGCCGTCTCGCCCATGCTCGTGATCGTTGCGATCTTCAGGTCGGCAAACAGGGCTCCCAGCCGCCGGACGGCACCGCCAAACGAGTCGAGCACCTGGGCCGCCTTGCCGCTGGCCGCTCCTGCGGAATTTTGGATCTCGCCCATGATCCGGGCGAACTCGCCGCCCAGATTCGAAAGCGTGATCGCGGCCCTCGCCCCGCGGATGTCGAAGATGTCCATGAAGGCCGCCAGCCGGTCGGCGTTGTTCATGCCGGCCGTCGCGCCACCGAGGTCGCGGATCACGTCCATGAAGGGCCGGAGGTTGCCGGTGGCGTCCCGCACGCTCACGCCCAGGGCGTTGAACTTGGCCTCCTCGGAGGTCATCGCCTCGAGCACGCGGGCGAGCTGCGTGCCGGCCATGCTGCCGCGGATGCCGCCCTGTGCGAGGGCACCCATGGCCGCGAGCACGTCGTCGAGCGATTGGCCTGCGGCCTGAGCCTGCGGGCCCACGTAGCTGAGCGACTCGCCGATCAGGTCCACGCTCGTCACCGACGCATTGGCCGCCGCCTGGAGCCGGTCGGCGATGCTGCCGAAGTCGCCGGTCGAAAGCCCAAACTGGCTCATCGTGCCGATCACGACCTCGACGGCACGGGCGAGCTCCATGTTGTCGGCCGCGGCCAGGGCGAGCACCGGCCCGATACCGGCGATGACGCCGTCCGCGTTCACGCCGGCCTTCGCCAGTTCGTTCATGGCGTTGGCCACTTCCGTCGGGCTCTGGCCCATCTGCACGCCCATCTGCCGGGCGGCGGCGTTGAGCTTGGCGAACTGGTCCTCGGTGGCCTTCGTGTTGGCCCGAACCTGCGCCATCGACAGCGTGAAGTTCGCCGCCTCGCGGGCCGCGATCACGAACGGAGCCCCGAGCGCAGCCCCGCCCAGCGACAGATTCGTCCCCATCTGCCGCATGGCCGTCCCCACGGCCTTCAGCTTGTTTTGCACGCGGGTCATCGCCTGCTGAAACGCGCCGTCCTTGGCGAAGATTTCAACGTAGGCTCCACCCGCACGAACGGCACCGGCACCGGCTGCCATTACTTCGCCTCCTTCGGCACGAACTTGCCCAGGCCGAGAGCCCGCAGCATGGCGGGCGTGGCTTCAGGGAGTTCAGGGGAGGGGAGGTACGGGTGGAAATCGGCCGGCTGCGGCGGCGTGCCCTTGTCCGGATCGGTGTGCATCGCGGCGAAGAGGGCCATGAGGCTGCTCGTGTGATTCCACGTTTCGTTACTGCGGCCCCAGGCCATCCACTCCAACTGCCGCAGTGTGTACGGCCACGGGTCTACGCCGCATTGTCCTGCGAGCTCGAAGCAGAGCTCGTATGGGTCTGGCGGATCAACGTCTCGAAGTCGATCGTCTCCAGCTTCGTCTCCACCTTTGCGAGGTCTTCGGCGCGAACCTTTGCGTGGGCGGCCTGATACTTCGCCAGCATCCTCTTCAGCAGCCCCTTCCGGGGCTCCTGGAAAAAATCGGCAACTTCGCCGATCAGCGCCTCCACTGCCTGCTCGATGCAGGTGCCGTCGATGACCGACAGGAAGTCTTCAGTCGTCTTGCCGGCGGCCTCGAGCTGCGGGCGGATCACCGCAGCCAGCACAAGGCAGAATTGCACGTCGTCGGAGAAGAAACCCTGAACCTGTCGATCTGTCGCAAACAGGTCGGTGAGTTTCAGGCCCGTTTCGTCGAGACACCGCTTGACGGTGCCGACGGTCACGTCGACCGTCCACTCGGCTCCATCCTTCGTCTTGAACGTTCTCATGTGCCGTACACCATGCTCTTGAGCGTGACTTCCCAGGCGACGTTACCGTTGATCGGCGACTTCACCTGCACGTTGCTGACCGAAAATTGGGCACTGAACAGCCCAGCGACCGCCAAGGTGAGGAGCTGGCCTGTGGCTGGGTGTTTGTTGAACTTGCTTGCGAAGGTCGCGTAGTTCTCTTCCCAGTAGATGAGTAGTTTCACCGTGGCGCTCGCGCAGATGACGATGCTGCTCGTCCATGCGTGCTGCCAGTTGGTGATGTCGAACTCCTTGCCGGACAGGTCGAGGTCAAAGTCCCGCATTCCCTGGATGGCCGCTCCATTGAGCGTCATCACTTGGTTGTGGCCGAGGACGATGCGGGCCATGCGTCAAGCCTCTGGGGCTGCCTTCATGCCGTAGGAGACCGTGTATTCCCGCATGCCCTTCGGCGTTACGCCCATCTTCACCTCGGTGACGATGGCATCGAGCTGCATCGTGCTTCCGTCCAGGCCGCCGATGACGAATGCGCCGCTGTCGCCTCGCTGTGCGTCCGTGTCCGTGCAAACGATCTCGAACGTGATGTCGACGAGGCCGATCATCGTTTCGATCTGGGTGAGCGGCGTGGCCTTGAACACCGTCACGTCCTGCTCGCTGCCTGAAACCTTGAGCGACGCCGACTTGATGTCGTCGTTATCGACGCCAGGGGCCGTGGTGATCTGCTTGCGGCCGATCTTGTACGTAGGCATGTGCGGAGTTGTCCTTTCGTCAGATGAAGTCGATCTGATCGGCCGTGTCGAGCGGCGTGCCCGGGGTGAGCGTGAGCTTCACGCTCACGACGCCGTCGTCCGGCTCGTCGTACTGGGCGTCGAGCACGATCACCGTTCCGCTGTACGCAGATGAGGTGACCGCAACGCTCTGCCCGAGCTTGTAGCTCGTGGTGTCGTCCACGAGGATCGTGGCCTCAAGCGTGATCTTGGTCAGGCCCGCCTCGACGTGCTTTACGGGCTTTGAGCCGGAGCGGGTCGTGGCGTCGATCGTGTCGCCGCCGTGGGTGAGCGTGAGATCGCTCACGTTCGACAAAGCGCCCGAAATCGTGAAATCCTTGCCGAGGCTGATCGTGGCCACTGTGCCCTCGCCGGTTGACGGTATGGCGGCTCGCTGGCCACCTATACGTCAGTATACCGGTGAGTGTGTCACAACCCGCCGACCTTGAAGCGGTTGGCGAACTCTTTGGCGATGCGTCCCGTCGAGATGGCCTTCGCGAAAGCGGGCCGCATGTAGGGCCGCTCCGGATAGGGCACGTTCTCGCGGAAGCTCGTCTGCTCCCAGCGGTTGAGCCGCTTCGGGCTGCGGCCCACGCGCCAGTAGCCGATGATGCCGGCCCGGTAGCTTCGCGGCCACCGCGGGATCCACGCCCACCCGATCATTTGCTCGGTGCCGCCGAACTCGTGCAGGGCGGCCAGCCACGCGATGCTCGGCGAGCCTTGCCCAACGACCACCGATTCCGAGGTCGGATCGTAGGCGTAGACGATGCCGGGCCGGTCGCGGAGGTTTCCGCGGTGGGTGTGCGGCGGTGTGCCCGGAGCCGACGGGGCCTTGGCCTGGATCTCGAGCAGCCTACGCCGCAGCTGGTTCGCCTGCCGGCGGTTTCCGCTGGCCTCGCTCATGCCGATCAGGTCGCGGATCGTCTGGTCCGGGTTCTCGTTCATCACCTGTAGCTTCGGCCGGGCCATGCCCTGCCGCTTGATCGACCGGCGGGCGATCTGCATCACCACCGACCCGCCCTTGTAGAGGGCCGCCCGCTTTGCCTTCGACATCGCGTTGATGACCCGCGACCGGTCGAAGAAATACTCGTAGTTGATCCCGGCCGGAATCCTCGCGCCGGCGTTGAGGCTCAGCCCGGCCCCTAGGTTGGGCATCGAAGGCAGCAGGGCCCCCATCAGCCACCCCCAAGCACGGCCGGCGGTGCGGCGACCTTATCCTTCGGGACGAGGTAGGTCACCTCGATCTGCGACATGAACACGTTGCGGTCTTGCAGGGCGTCCCTGTCATAGGGCATCGGCAGGGCCAGCTCGCTCCAATCGGTCCCCTCCGGGGCGTCCTCCGGCTCGACGATGTGCGACCGGATCGCGTCGAGAATCGCCTGGTTGAGATCCTCGAGGTCGGCGATGTCGTCCTCGCTGCCGACGTGTTTGGCGATCACGACGCCCAGCGTGATTTCGAAGAAGTCGCACCCGCGCGGAGCCCGTTCGTTGGCCTGGTTGACGGCCACCGGACCCGGCACCACCGAAACCTTGAGCGTGCCGAGATCCTCGAGCTTGTAGTCCGGCGTCCGGCGGTAGACCGCCGTGATGGCCGGCAGGGAGTCGGTCCAGGTGTGGTCCGACATGGCGGCAGCGAGGCCGGTGCCGATCTGACGGGAGAGGTGCGGGTCGGTTGGCATACCCTTATTAGACCACGCGAGCGGCAACACTTTCGCTCGGTAACGCCTCTTCACACCGCCGACAGTAGCGGAGTCTCAATGTACGCGCCCCACTGGTCGGCCATCGCCGCTGCGATCCCTTCGTAGGTCTTGCTTCTGATCTTCCAGCGGTCGG